TCGTGGGCTTCATCAGTGGTATCAATATCTAAAAATTTATATCTCCAGTCTTTAGTATTAAAGCCATTCTCATGCCATATAATTTCCTGATTTATAAGCTGTTCAAATATTGTCTGCCTCGGCTCAATAATACTGCGCTTGTATATTTCAGTTGATTCCTGTGCAGTGGATCCCCCGAGAGAACCAGTCTCGTCTATCCCTATTCTATAGGGTGGTACACCATGTGCTATTATTATTTCATCCCTGTTATCCTTACGGAATAATCTAAATGAAGCCTCCTTTATATCCACGGCAAGCGGCTGGATACTTATAGCAACTTCCCCCGCACCACGGGAGGGAATTGAAAGCACGAGTGTTGAATGCGGGTTCTTTGCAAGCTCTTGAAAATGTGTCTCTATTTCTTTTTCAAGTTCCGTCCTGCCGCTATCATCAACCGGGCCCGGATCAAAGTTACCAGTAATAAATACAGCATAAGCAGGCACACCAAAGTTAGAGAAGAAAGAAATATTATAATCGCTCCTTCCTATATCCCCATATATTGCCTTAAGCGCCGGCGCAATGCAGGGCATTCCATAATAATCGGAGCGTGATGTATAGTCTGTATTCCAGAGAACTTCAGTGGCCCTCTTCTCCGGTGGTAGTGAGCCTAACTCATGTTCCTCACCGGTATTGCAATCAATATCCTTATCGTAGTTTATAAGCTTAAACCAGCGAATTTTACCTGTTCTAATCTGTGCAAACTTATTGCCGCTTTCGTGTATCCTTATAGTGTGAGCCGGGATATGGTAAAGGCTTTTGGGTAGTCCTGTCGGTATACTTCCTGTTCTTACAACCTCAATTGCCGAATAGCCTATTGACTCATAATCTTTCTGGGCCCGGGAAAGAATAATCATTACTGGCGGTCTCTGGCTTGAGAAGAAATCCTCCAGTTCCTTGCGGGATTCATCTGAAGGATTATCCACCATATTCTCAAACTTGTAACCAAGACCTGCAGTATCCTGGGCTTTTACACTGCAGCATTTAGCGTGATAGGTATTAATCTCCAGCAAGTTCGCCATTATCTCCGGTGGATATATAGGTTCAATAAGCCCCCGCCTGCCGTACTTACCTGCAAATCTATCTTTTATTTGCTTGGAATCAGAATCTTTTATAGCATAATCAGAAAGTGATTTAGCACTTATAACCCTGCCCTGCTTTGTCATGTAGCAGAAAGGTTTGCTATAATCAATATTATCTTTAATGGCTTTTTCAGTCTTACTGTTAGACCTGTTAGAATTGTTAGACTTGTTAGATTTGTTAGTTCTATATCTTTTCATATATTCTCTTTGATATGATTTTTTATCAAATGCCATTATATTCTCCTATCTTATCTATTACCCACACTTTTTGCTCTTATTTTAACTCTACCTTCTGTAGCCTTTGAATAAGTTGCATAGCGTCCAGCATCCATACCATCATCCATAAACTTAACAGGTTCTTCCATAACATTTCCGTTTTTGTCTTCCTTGCGTTTATATCCCTGAGCTTCCTTTATAAGGTTTGCCCCTATAAGGCCGTGGAGATGGCTCTTACACCAGTTGATTCCATCCCGGACATTAGTCTTGGCCGGATAGCAGTTAAATCCTGTCCTGTAGAATTGTTCAATAGAACCAGGCTCATCTGTTCCACCATAGAATTCAGCCTTCCTTTCGCTCTCAGGAATCCTCTCTTTAGCGAGGTTAATTAGTTCCGGGGTTGTAAGTCCTTTCTTATAGATTATCTCCTCCCAGATTACATCGTCCTCAAACCAATGCGCTTTTACAATAGCTGCCGGATGTGCATAACCCCAGTCAATCCCGAAACTAATATCGGTTGATTTCTTACCCATATCAGCTATAGCTTCATCAATATTGTTATATGCCTTCCAGTCTGTATAAATAATATGCTGCAGAATCCCCCACTTTGATAACCTGTAAATGTTATACAGATTTATATCTATTTCTTTAAGCGATTCAAGTTCGGCTATATCTTCTTTCTGTGCGAATGGATTATCCTCAACAGTAAAATATTCTATGGCTGTATTATCTTTTGGCTTATCAACTATCTCTACCTTAGGCCAGCTATTTGCATCTATCGGGTTAAGGTCGCATATTACCTGATTCACGCTGTCAGTCTTTCGCCTGCACCTTCGCAAAAGTTCCAGATAATCTTCAAAAGCAAACTCCGGGGCTTCATTTAACCAGATGTAGTTATATTCCTTACTTTTAAATTTATCTCTCTCATCAAGGCCTGTAAACTTTATCTGATTTCTTCTGTTATCAGCAGAAGATATTACAAGATCCGACTTATTTAAAAAGTAGGGAAGCTCAAGCTCTTCTAATAGATCTAAAATTAATTCATAAACTGAGTCCTTGCAGTCTACTCTTGTTTTTCTAAGGACAAGTATTTTTTTGTTTTTCTCAGTGAAAAATTTATCCAACAACAAATATTGAGAAATACTGTAGGTTTTTGATGAGTCAGCTCCACCTATTAAAAATACTTTTCTTACATTCCTGTTTCCCTGCAGATATCTATATGCCCTTGTCCTTTTTACTTTTTTTACTTGCATCTTTATCTATCTTATCTGCATCTTCAATTATGATTTTAATTGGTTCAGGATTTTCTATTTCAGAGTGAGTTCTATCCGGTATAAATTTTTTCATCAGTGCAATCATTACGCTTGGCTCTCTATAGGCCATCCTTACAAATTGCTGGAAGATACCTACACCACCTTCTTTTTCCGATAAACCTTCTTCTGCAGCAATTGCTTCTTCCAACACTGCTATACTAAATTTATTTTTTGCACCTTTTGGCCTTCCAGGGTTTCCTTCCTTAAATCCTTTTTTACCAATTTCATTATAATCCGACGTATTTGAAACGTTATTATCGTTATCTTTATCCATTTTGTATCATCGCCTTAAGGGCTCTATTTATTTCTACAATAGTATTCTTGGCATTTTTTAATTGCTCCACTTCAATACGTGCTTCACCAAGTTTTTGGGTAGCAATAAATAAAGCATTATTTATATCATTTAGGATGTTAGTATTTTCAGCCAGTATCCTCTGTGCGGCATGGACATTTAATTCCTGTATCTCCTGTGGAGTGAGTTTATTTATTGTAATTTCCATTTTTCCATTAAAAAAAGAGCCTTTCGGCTCTTATTGGATTTTAATTTTATACACAGTTCTAAGAATACTTTTTATATATCAAAATCTTTCATTCTTGTCAAGTCTATTTCATTCCATCTGGAGTTTTAAATAAATCAAGCTTACTATCTATTTTTTTAATTAATTTTTTAATACTTACATCTATCTCATCCCTGAAATCAAGCAGGTCAAGATTAATTGGTTCACTTCCCCTGCCCTTAATCTTTTGTAGCAGCATTATATGGCCGTGTGATTTTATAAGCATTTCCTCAAGCATTATATATCTTTCAAGCAATCTTTCGGCCTGATTTTTATAATATGGCTTCTTTGATTTTGCCATTTAACACCTTTAAAACTTTTGACCTTTTGACTTCATAAGTTCTTTTATATCTTTTCGTGTCAGTCTTTCTGTACTCGCCCGGGCCCTATTAAGTAATCTTTGCATATCAATACCATATATTTTGCAGAGTGTTTTAAGTTTGTTTCTATCAATAAGTAATGCTATAGGATAACCATTATCATCTGGTTTTGTATTATATTTCATCACAGATCTTCCTTTAATTTTCCAAGTTCTTTTTCAAGCTCAAACAGTATCTTTTCATAATCAGAGATATACCATGTTTTAAACTTATTAAATTCTGGATTCTGTAAATATTCATAATCTTCCGGGCGATGGGTTTTAAACCAGTTTATAAACCATATAGGATTTTCATGTGCAGAATAGATTCCAAACTTATGATGCCTGACACAAAGACACGCTCCATTCCGGATATCCCACCTGAGATTGAGGTTACCACGCCCTACAACATGATGGCTATTTAAACTATAGCATTTATTTTTTATTGCCTTTTTTGTTGTCGGAGTACCGCATACCTCACACCGCCCCCCGGCCTTAATCTTTATCAGCTCAGCCCAAGCAGTATCACATTTATTTCTTATTGTTTTTTTAGAGCTATGAGTCACCGCATTCACCATAAACAAAAAGGGATACAGCTTTTACAGCTATATCCCTTTGGTTTTTTCAATCAGGATTTAATTTTTATTTAATTATATTTTAATTACTTAACTAAATTTTATTTTCTTCTTTGCTTTCAGTGCTCCTTTTTTTATAATTACCTCTCCAATTATAGGGTAGCCATTTTGAATTT